CGGTCTTTCGATGCGCTCACTTCAGCTAGGCACATGTGCTTAAAGTAGATTAATAATCTACAATCCTTGGTGAAAAACTACTAGAACTCAGCAAAAGCGTTTTTTGCACATTGCATTTTTTGATTTCGCCCTAAACGCAGGATGGCACTCGTATCTCAGTCCGAAGCAGCACGAATTCTCGGCATCTCGCCGCCCGCCATAAACCAGGCGATCAAAAAAGGTCGCTTAAAAATTGTCTTAAACGAGAAAGGGAAGAAGTGTCTCGATACGTCCACGCTCGCTGAGGACTATCGGAAAAGCACGCAAACCCGCAAGACTACTGCTCACAAGAAAGCGATGCAAGTAGAGGCGGAGCAGCGCGAAGCACCGCCTCTACCTCCACAGCCGAAGCCGACTCCGCAGTCAGCAGGGCGGATGAGCCGGACAAAGGAATACATTCCTGACTATGACGAGAGCAGGGCTAGGACTGAGCACCTGAAGGCTGAGCTGCTTGAACTGGACAGGCAGCAAAAGGAGGGAAAGCTAGTCCCTGCAGTGGATGTTGAGGCCAAGTGGGTTGAGATCATCACGATGGCGCGCAACAAAATGCTTGGCATACCAAGCAAGGCAAAGCAGAGAATCCCAGAGCTGGACGCTAATGCAATGAGCTGTTTAGAAGATATTGTTCGCGAAAGCTTGGAAGATCTAGCCGAGGAGGCAGAAGCATGAGACGGATCGAGCTGATCGAGAAAAAGGCTTACATGGCATTCAAGCCACCAAAAAAGCTGAGTCTTAGCGAGTGGGCAGACGAGAACGCTTACTTGAGTGCTGAGTCAAGTGCTGAGGGTGGCAGGTGGAGAACGCTGCCGTATCAGAAGGGGATTATGGACGCGATCACCGACCCTGAGATCGAGCAGGTGACAGTGATGAAGTCAGCAAGGGTGGGCTATTCAAAAATTTTGAACCATGTGGTCGCGTATCACATCCACCAGGATCCAGCACCGATCATGCTGGTGCAGCCGACGATTGAGGACGCGCAAGGGTATTCCAAGGAGGAGATTGCTCCGATGCTGCGTGACACCCCTGTGCTGAAAGGTTTGGTGAGCGAAGCGAAAGCCAAGGATGGTGCAAACACGATTTTGCAAAAACAGTTTCCAGGCGGGACTCTCAGCCTTGTGGGAGCCAACTCACCGCGTGGCTTCCGGCGTGTGAGCAGGCGGATTGTCCTATTCGATGAGGTCGATGGATATCCGCCGTCAGCTGGATCTGAAGGTGATCAGATCAAGCTTGGTATTAGGCGTACTGAGTACTACTGGAACCGAAAGATTGTGTCCGGGTCTACGCCGACCGTGAAGGACTTTAGTCGGATCGAAAGGATGTATCAGCAATCTGATGCCAGAAGGTATTATGTGCCCTGCCCAGATTGTGGGCACATGCAGTATCTGAAGTGGTCAAACATCAAGTGGTTTGATGATGACCCATCAACAGCTTGTTATGAGTGCGAGAAGTGCAAAAGCCTGATTCCTCACGCCAAGAAAAGATGGATGGTGGAAAGAGGCGAATGGCGCAGTACATCACCTTTCAATGGCAAACATGCTGGATTTCACATCTGGGCGGCGTATAGTTATTCGCCAAACGCGGCGTGGAGCAACCTTGTAGAAGAATTTTTAGACGCTAAGCATGACGCAGAGCAGCTAAAAACTTGGGTAAATACTATTTTGGGCGAAGTCTGGGAAGATGAATATGCAAGCAAGATTAGCGGAGAAGCGTTACAACAACGCGCTGCAGAAGAGAAATACAAACACACAGTGCCACCAGCAGAAGTTTTGTTGCTAACTTGCGGAACCGACTGCCAGGATGACAGACTTTCTCTGTCGGTGTTTGGGATTGCAAGGGATGAAGAAATGTATTTGGTTGATCGAGTGGTTCTTTATGGATCACCGTCCAGGCCTGAGGTCTGGAAGCAACTAGACGAAGTTCTGCAGAACCCATACGAGACGGAAGACGGCCGCAAATTAAATATTGAGGTGTGCTGTGTGGACTCAGGTGGCCACCACACGCAGGAAGTCTATGGCTACGCAAGGGAGCGTGCGGCAATGGGAGTGATTGCCATCAAAGGCATGGGGCAAAAAGGTAAGCCGCCGCTAGGCAAGCCAACCAAGGTTGACATTAATTTCAAAGGCCGAGCGATGAAAAATGGCGCTCAGTTGTTCCCGGTCGGCGTTGATGGAGTGAAGTCGCTGCTATTTGGGCGACTCAAGCACAATGATCCAGGACCAGGGTATTTGCATTTCTACCCAACGGTTGGCGCTGAATACTTCGCTGAACTTACAGCCGAACGCCAAGTCCTGCGTTATCGCAACGGCTTCCCGGAGCGAGTTTGGGTCAAAAAAAGCCAAAGCGCAAACGAAGCGCTTGATGAAATGGTCTACGCCTATGCAGCATTGCATCGGCTGTACCAAAAATATGATCGCCGAAGCATTTGGGATCAGTTTGAGAAGAGGAATGAGCCTGCCAAGGTGTCTCAGCTAGGATCAAGGCAGCAAAAGCGGCCTAAAAACCGCAATTTCGTCCAAAACTGGTAGTCGCCTGTGAACATCCCAAGCGAAATCCGAGCTGGCGACACCGTCAAATGGCGAGACGACTCGTCAACTGATGTTTTTGGCAATGACATCAAGTCCGACGAGTGGACGCTCACGTATTACTTAAGGTTCAATAGTGCGAGTGAGGCGCATACAAGTGTTGGGTCAGCGTATGGCACAGGCTGGGAATTCACCATTTCAGCAACTGACAGCGCAGGCTTTGATGCCGGCACTTGGTATTGGCAGGCGATTGCCACCAAGGGATCTGAGAAGATCACGCTTGGATATGGGTCGCTAGAAGTCGAAGCAACGTTAAGTTACAGCGGCAGCGCTACTGCTTACGACGGCAGATCGCAGGCAAAAAAAGATCTTGAGGCTGTACAGGCTGCGATTCGCGCTCTCGCGACTGGCGGCGCGGTACAGGAGTACAAGATTGGCAATCGTAATTTGAAACGATATGACTTGGCTGATTTATTTTTGCTTGAGGGCAAGTTGAAGGCTGAGGTGAACAGAGAAGAAATGGCTGAAAAGATTGCCAATGGCCTTGGCAATCCCCGCAACATGTTCGTGAGGTTTAACTGATCATGGGTATTCGCACAACCGTCATGAACTTCCTGGGTTTCGGCAAGCCAAACCCACGCACATTCCGTCGTGGATATACCGGAGCGATGGTGTCGCGGCTTACGTCTGACTGGATGACAAGTCAGGCTAGCGCTGATAGTGAGATTAAAAACAATTTGCGCCGTTTGCGTGACCGCTCACGAGAGATGGTTCGCAATAATCCTTATGCACGACAGGCAAAAAGGACAACGCAGATTAATGTAATCGGCACTGGGATAAAGCTGCAGTCACAAGTACTGCAGTTGCGCGGCAGCAGGCGCGACAACCGGATCAATACTGAGCTAGAGCAAAAGTGGTCGTTGTGGACACGGCCAAATCATTGTGATTGCGCTGGTCGCCATAGTTTTCATGACTTTGAGTGGCTTGCGGTAGGCGCAATGTGCGAGTCAGGAGAAGCTCTTTTTAGGGTCATTAGGCGGCCATTTGGCGAATCTAAGGTGCCTTTAGCGCTGCAAATGCTTGAGAGCGACCTATTAGATGAAAGTTACATTGGAGATACGCTTGCAGCCAGTAATGAGTGGAGAAATGGCGTCGAGGTGAACGAATGGGGGCGTCCAGTGAGGTACGCGATTCTTACCAGACATCCTGGTGACACTTGGTTTCAAGGTAATCCGTCTCCCAACGTCAAACACATATTTTTGCCTGCTGATGATGTCATCCACTTATTCATGCCTGATCGCCCCGGTCAGAACAGGGGTGTGCCTTGGTTCCACAGCGTGATGGCCGATGCTCATCAGCTGCAGGGATACGAAGAAGCTGCTGTCATTCGTGCTCGTGCTGGCGCGAGCATCATGGGATTCATTACTAATAACGAGGGCGAGTTAGTTGGTGACGATGTGGAAAACAGCCAGCGTATTAGTGAGTTTGAGCCAGGTACATTTAAGTACCTTTCTCCTGGTGAAACGGTTTCAGTTCCTGATATCGACTCTCCAGATCAGCAGTTTGATATGTTTGTCAAAAACAAGGTACGGCGCTTTGCGTCAGGCTTTGGTTGTTCTTATGAGACGTTGTCCAGAGATTTCAGCGAGACTAATTACAGCAGCAGCCGCTTGAGCTTGCTTGAGGATCGCGAGCACTGGAGAGTCGTACAGAAGTATTTGATTGATAATTTCCATATGCGTGTCTACCGCGAGTGGCTGAATCTTGCTGTCTTGAGTGGCTATTGTGATTTTCCTGACTATGAGCTACGTCCTGGCCGGTATGACAGCCCACGCTGGATGCCAAGAGGATGGAGCTGGGTTGACCCATTGAAAGAAGTCAAGGCTTACCGCGAGGCAGAACAGGCTGGTTACATGACCAAGAGCGATGTGATTGCATATTCTGGTGGCGACTACGACGACAACATCAGCGCTTTGGCTCGCGAACAGCAAATCGCAAGTGATGCAGGCGTCAAGTTAGACAAGGATCTGGACTTGACTGACGAGACTATGCAACTGGAGTTGCTTGAATCAGAGCAGCCCACACCTACCAGGAAGCAGGCGAATGGCAAACGTAAACGGAGTTGAAATTGATCTCATGCCAACTGAGGGCATGAGAGAGGAGGCTCAACGTTATAGAGACTGGAAGGCTGATGGCGAAGGAGGCGGCACTGACGTAGCAGCACGCAGAGCCACGCAAATTTTAAGTGGCAACGAGCTAAGTGCGGACACGGTAGTGACCATGTCTGCCTGGTTCGCGCGTCATTTTGTGGATAAACAAGGCAAGGGGTTCAGCCCTGGAGAAGAGGGTTATCCCAGCAATGGCAGAGTCGCTTGGGCGGCATGGGGTGGTGACGCTGGCAAGTCATGGTCTGACGCACGCTCAAAGCGCATCAAAGAAGCGCGTGATCGCGCAGGATTTGCTGAAATGGAGCGCCCTTACCCAAATGAACATGCGGCAAGAATCGCTGATCCTGACAAATTTGACGGATTTAGGCGCTCAAATGATCGTGGAGGCGTTGGAATCGACTTTATTTTCGGAATAATGGACGACGAGGAAGGTGCGGAGCTTCAGTCGATAAGATTCAAGATAAGTCGTTACACGGCTGGCGAAGCAAAACAATGGCTTCGCGACAACGAATACGAACCTCTTGAGTTCGAGCCCGCAACCAACGAAAAGGCTATGGAACCTGAAACTCAACGAGCAGCACCGGATGCGCTCAGCATTGGAGACTCAGTCTCTTGGAACAGCAGTGGTGGACGTGCTCGTGGCGTTATTGAACGCATTGAGCGTGATGGAACCATTGATGTGCCTGACTCAAGCTTCACTGTTACTGGGACAGAGGACGACCCTGCAGCGCTGATCTGCGTGTATCGACCAGATCCAGACGGTGGGTACATGAAGACTGAGACCCGAGTGGGGCACCGATTCAGCACACTCACCAAAATCGCTTCATTGCGAGAAGTTGAGAAGCTTGAGGCGCGAAAGCTCGTCGGCGAGCGGATGCAGCGCACCGAGGCCACTGAACTGACGACCATTGATGAGCGGACATTTGAGTTTCCGTTCAGCTCTGAGTATCCGGTTCAACGGTATTTCGGCACTGAAGTGCTGAGTCATGATGATGACGCACCCAATTTCATGCGTCTTAACGATGGCGCACCCTTTCTTTTCAACCACAATCCAGACAAAGTCTTAGGTGTTGTCGAGAGGGCGTGGCATGACAAGAAGAAAAAACGTGCTTATGCAAAAGTTCGCTTTTCTCGCTCTGAATTTGCAAAACAATACTTAGATGACGTTAAAGACGGCATCTTGCGTGGTATTTCGTTTGGCTACTCGCTAGATGAGGTAGAAGAACGTGAGGGTGGAGTGCTTGCCACTGGCTGGACTCCACACGAGCTGAGCTTGGTTTCCATTCCAGCGGATCCAACGATTGGAATTGGCAGGTCACTGTTGTCTCCAGAGCAGCAGTCGCCTGAATCTTCGCAAGCCGAGGCTACTATTATCGAAAATGAAGCTCCTGTTGAAAAGCAGGAAACTCGTTCAGCGGTCACGACCGCATCTATCCCCGCTCCTGAAATGGAAGAACAATCTCCAAATCTGGAGGTAATTCGGTCGGAAGCCAAAAAGGCTGAAAAAGACCGTGTCGCCTCTATCACTGCTTTGGGTGCTCAGCACCACATGGCAGATCTTGCACGAGAGTTGATCGACGGAGACAACTCCCTCGACGAAGCTCGTGCTGCATTCCTCGACAAAATCGGAACTTCTCAAGTGGAACAGCCAATTCGCTCCACCGACGTCGCCTCTAACGATGTTGGTCTTTCTCAAAAAGAAATCAAGCGCTTCAGCTTCATTCGTGCGCTGAATCATCTTGCCAGCCCTGGTGACACACAAGCTCGCCAAGCTGCTGAATTTGAGATTGAGGTTGGACGCGAGGCTGCCAAAAAGTACGATCGCTCTTCCAATGGCATTGTGGTGCCTAACGAGGTGCTGCGTCGTGACTTGAACGTTGGCACCGCAACCGCTGGGGGCAACCTTGTTGACGATGTGCTCTTGTCAGGCTCGTTTATCCAGTTATTGAGAAATCGTCTTGCACTAGCTCAGGCTGGCATGACGACTCTGAGCGGCATTAACGGAAACATTTCAATTCCGAAGCAGTCCGGTAGCAGCACTGCTTACTGGGTTGGCGAGGGATCTTCTCCTACTGAGTCTCAGCAAACCATCGAGCAGGTGAACCTTTCACCTAAAACATGTGGTGCATTCACTGATTTCAGCAGAAAGCTTCTGCTTCAATCTGACATTAGTGTTGAGAGCATGGTTCGCGATGATCTTGCCAAGTCTCTTGCTCTTGAGCTTGATCGTGTTGGCCTGAACGGCTCTGGATCTTCTAACCAGCCGCTGGGAATCATCAACACCACTGGTATTGGTACTCAGTCTCTGACTAGCTTTGGAACCTTCGCCGAGTACATCGGCATGGAAACAGATGTTGCAGCGGCTAACGCTGATGCTGGCGCTTTGCGTTACATCATCAACGCCTCCGCTCGTGGCGCTCTCAAGAGCACTGAGAAGGCTTCTGGCACGGCTCAGTTCGTTTACCAGGACGATGAAATCAACGGTTATCCAGTCACCGTTTCCAACCAGCTTGAGAACAACGACGCTTTGTTCGGTGACTTCTCACAGCTGATTATGGCGATGTGGTCTGGCCTGGATCTAACTGTTGATCCTTATGCAGGTGCAACTGCTGGCACAGTTCGCATCATTGCGCTGCAGGACGTTGACTTTGCAGTCAAACAGCCTGGTGCATTCTGCTACGCAACCTGATACAGGTGAACTGTCACATCGTTTCTGACTCATGAAGATTGAAATTCTGAGGCCAGTAATGATTTCCGGGGAGCCCGCCATGGCGGGCTCCATTTTGGAAGTCAGCGACAGTGTTGCAGTGACTTTGTTGAATTTAGGCAAAGCAGTTGTTTTTAAAGAAGCGGCTACCGAGCCAGATGTCGAAGTCACTGCACCAGCAGAGCCTTCTCAGGAAGAGGCGCCTAAGCCAAAAACCACTCGCAAGAGGACTAAGCAATGAGCATCGGCAACACTAGACGGACGCTGACTGTCTTGTCTTTCGCACCAAATGACGTTGTCACCGCAACTGGCAACGAGACAGGGGTTGACCTTCTCGATTACGAGGGTGATATCACCTTGATTCTTGACGCTGAAGCCGGTGGCTCAGGCATCACGTATGCAGTGAAGATCCAAGATTCTGCTGACAACAGCAGTTTCGCGGATGTCACCGACGCTGCTTTCACCACTACGACTGCCAACACTGCGCTTGTCGAGACTCTTGTCATCAACAGTGACGAGATCAAGCGTTATGCGCGTGCTGTAATCACAGTCGCTGGTGGAACTGGCGCAGGCGCCGTGAGTGTCACTGGCCTAGGCCGGAAGAAGTACAACTGATTCCAAAAGCGCCCTCGGCCATCCGGGGGCATTTTTTATGACCATTTCTTTCACCGAAGATCTCGACGCTTTCTTCGACACACCTGGATTCACTGTGCCGGTAACTTTTGGCGCAGCAACAGATGTAGGTTATTTCGAGTCGCCAACAGAAATTATTGCAGATGGAGTTGTGCTGACTACAGACTATGCAGTCGTAGTCAAGACTTCTGTTTTTTCGTCGGTTGCGCGCGGGGATGCAATGACTGTTGACAGCGTTGCTTACACAGTGCGCGAGCCAATGTTGCTCGATGACGGTAAAATTATGCGCATAATGTTGATGAAGGACTGATTGGTGGACAAGACGACTTATGAGAACTGGGTCAGGATAAGAGAAACACTAGAAAAAGCGGGCAAGACAGACAGCTTTTACTACAAGCGTGCAGTGTATGTGCTGCAGAATGGACGTGACCTTGGCCCTGGCATTCCAAAGGCATGACAACAAAAAGAGAGAATATCCTGGCGGCCATCAAGACCGCACTCACCAACACGACAGGCGTTGGGACAAGGATTTATCGCAGCAGGGTGGAACCTTTCAGTAGGGGGGAGGCCCCTGCGCTTGTGATCGAGCCGGTCACCGATACGCCGATCCAGAGAGGCTCAATGCCTTTCCTAGACTGGACTTTGAGAGTTCGGATCGTCGTGATCGAGCGTTCTTCGGTCCCCGACCAAGCAGCGGACGACACCATAGAAAGTTTGCACGCCAAGATGACGGCAGATCTGACATTAGGCGGTTATGCCATTGACGTGCAGCCAGCTCAAACCAGTTTTCAATTATTAGAGGCCGATCAGCCCACTGGGGTGATCCTGTGCGAGTTTGACGTTCTCTACAGAACAGAACTCAGTGACTTGACCCAGTAAAACCTAACAACCCTGTGGGCCTACGATGTTCAATGAACACCGTGGTCCAGACGCCACACAAGACACCCAGAAAAAACGATGGCACTGCTACTGCGCAAACGAGTCATCTTGATTGAACTTGAGAGCACTTATGGGACAGAGACTGGCATCGCCGTCACAGGTGCTGATGCTGTCATGGTCACTGATCTAAGTATCACCCCACAAAGCAGTGATGTCGTTTCTCGCAACTTGATCCGTCCATACCTTGGCGCGTCACAGCAGTTGCTTGCCAACACAAAAGTGGAATGCACATTTAGTGTTGAGCTTGCAGGGTCTGGCACTGCAGGCACTGCGCCTCAGTATCGCAAAGCGCTGTTGGCTTGTGGCTTGAACGAGGATGCCACCTCAGTGACGGATACAGTCAGTTACACGCCTGTCAGTGAAAACTTTGAGTCCGTCACCATTCACTACATGATTGATGGCGTACGCCATATGGTCAGGGGATGTCGTGGAACGTTTTCGCTGAATGCCACTGTTGGTGAAATTCCACAAATCAACTTTTCATTCACTGGCATCTACGTAGCCCCTGATGACGCCACTTTGGTGACACCAACATATTCAAATCAAAGCGACCCTCTAATTTTCAAGAACGGAAACACCACAAGCTTTGAGTTGTTGTCATACGCAGGAGCGCTTCAAAGCTTCTCATTTGACTTAGGCAACTCACTTGTCTACAGAGAGCTGATCGGCGGCTCAAAAGAAGTTTTAATTACTGATCGCGCAGCCACGGGTTCGGTTTCAATTGAAGCCGTTAAGATGGCCACTAAAAATTACTTTGATTCGGCTGTCGACGACGATGCGACTCTGGGCAACCTGCAATTCACTCATGGCACGGTGGCAGGCAATAAAGCTCAATTTACGTCATCCAAGATTGATATTGGGGATGTAAGCTATGGCGATCAAGATGGTATTGCCATGCTTGAAATTCCTTACACTTGCGTTCCAGATACAGCGGCAAACACCGACTTCTCTTTGGTTTACACCTAAACGCAGCTTTAGCAACAAAGCCCCTTCCTTTGCGGAGGGGCTTTTTTTGTGTATGCTGCATACGCTTATGCAATTATCTAATGGCTTTTGTACGGAAGAAGGACAAGACTTTTAAGTGGCCGGTGCAAGTGCAGGAGCCGAGCGAGACTAAAGCAGGCAAGATGGAGACGTCTGAGTTTACGGCTATCTTCAAAAGAGCCAAATTTTCAGAGCTTGAGACGCTGAACGAGAGTGCTGGGCTAGAAATGCTCAAGAAGGTCTTGGTTGGATGGGAAGGCGTTGCTGACGAGGACGGCGACCCAATCAAGTTTTCAATTGCAGAAATGGAGGAGCTTGCCGATGACGTCGACTGGCTCAAAGCAGTTTTGACCGCTTACACCAACACTTACACGGAGGGTGAAGCGGGAAACTAAAGGAGGCTGCCGTTCACTGGGTGTCTGGCGGCAAAGTTGTCGAGGACAAAACTCAAGAGGATCTGGCAGCGTTTGGCATCACAGACGTGGCACCCAAGCCTAAGGAATCTAACGATTTCGAGGTGTGGGACGAAAATTGGGACGCTGTCATGATGTTTCTGCGAATGCAGACCCAGTGGCAGGTGTCCATGAGCGGGTATGTTGGGCTGAAATATGAGGTGCTGCTGGGTTCCGGTGGCTTGTTTGAGCTATACAATGTAGAAGATCGTCAAGACATGCTTGAGCGCCTTCAAGTCCTGGAGGCATCAGCCCTAACCGAACTCAGGAGACAGTCTGATGCCAAAAAAAGTTGATGACCTAAAGATACTTGTCAAGTTCAACGACGCAGGCTCGGTAAGAGTAATTGAAAAAATATCCAACAGCATCAGGCACCTAGAGTCCAGCTTAAAGGATACAAAGCCAGACATTGCTGGGCTTAGAGCAGAAATAATGAACCTTTCTCAGAAAGGCACTAAAAACATTGCAACCCTTAACGCGCAAAGAGATTCTTTAAAAGCATTAAGAGATGAGGCGAAAATTGGCAGTACTACTTTTAAGCAGCTCACGTCTGATGTCGCAAAGCTGGATAAGCAGTTAGCAAAAACGCAAGGTCGCCAACAGCGCAGTGGTGGAAGGGCTCTTGCCACAACGCAAATTGCTGGTGCTGCAATATCTGGAGGCATATTTGGGGGGCCAGAGGGTTTCTTAGGAGCTTTGGGTGGTGGCGTTCTTGGAGGAGTTCCAGGCGCTTTTGCTGGTGCTGCGATTGGTGCTCAGGTTGGAATAATAAGGCAGTCCTTGGGTCAAGTAGCAGAGACAGTGGCTGAGATTAATTCAATGAAAATAGCTCTTGCTGGTGTCAGCAGTAGCGCTGAAGACTATCGCAAGAGCATGGATAGCGTTATAAGCATTTCCAAGCAATTCTTGATTCCAGTTGATCAGTCAATCAGAGAATTTACTAAACTTAAAGCTGCTGTTGTTGGGGCTGGAGGATCAACAGAGGACGCAGTAGTCACTTTCAAAGGTTTTGCAGCAGCAATACTTGCAACCGGCGGAGATGCTCAAAAGCTAAGTGGGGCATTGCTGGCGGCATCTCAAGTGTTCAGTAAAAATAAGGTGCAAGCAGAAGAGCTTAGAGGGCAAATCGGTGAACGGCTTCCTGGTGCGTTTGCCACGTTTGCACAGGCGATTGGAGTTTCCACTCAAGAGTTGGACAAAATGTTGCGGGACGGGGTGGTCAGTACTGAAAATTTTGTTGAGTTTAGTAGAACGCTTTTTGAAAGATATTCAGAAACGGCAGACACGTTAGGAGACGCCCCTGAAAAAGCAGGTCAAAGACTTGAGTTGGCCTTAAGTATTGCAACTTTAAAGTTTGGAGGATTTTTCCAAAAGGTAGGGGCAGGCTTTCAAAACTACATGGCAGATTTGGTTAACTTTGCCATCGAAAACGAGGACAAACTTAAAAACGTTGCGGCAAAATTTCTTGCTTTTGGCACTGAAATTGTCGCTGCAATTAGGAATGCAGTCGCAAACATGGCAGCAGCCTTTGGACCTTTCTTTGATTTTGTAGGCAAAGGGTTGTCAGCCCTGTTCACCAGGATGCAGTTGGGTCAGAGAGAAATAAAGGCGCGGACTATGGGCGTCAATCCAGGGGAGATTTACAAAGCTACCTTGTCTAACTATAAAGCACAAAAAGGAATTGAAGATTTTAAAGTTCCAGGCACAAATATTAGATTTGGAGGGAACTCTATGCTTACAAGAGAGCAGAGAGAGGAAGTGTTTGCTCAATACAACACAAATCTAGGTCGATTTGTGGGTGAAGAAAGCTTTAGCGACATAGCGGCTCGCTATCGCGGCATGATGGATGAGTTCAACCCAAGTCAAGGTCTTTTTGGCACCAGCCTTGGTGATCCAATTAACGATGGCAATGGTGGCGGGGGAGGCGGTGGCAGTGGCAGCGGCAATGAAAAAGTTCCAGTAACTCAACGCCTGTTAGATTTACAAACACGACTTACAGAAGAGGTTGGCTCGCTTACCAAGCAAGAAGAACTTGGATTAAGGCATGCGATTGCAAGAATGCAAATTCTTGATACCACGGCAAAAGGTAGGGACAGAGAGTACAAGCTAAAGGTAGCGGATTATCAATTTAGCAAAAGAAGAATAGACCTTGACCGACGAGAGGCTGAAGAAACCGATAGAAGGATTGCCAAAGAACAAGCCGAAGAAGATCGTAAAGCTCGAGCCGAGGCTCAGAAACAAGATCGCATACAGCAAGCGCGTGTGCTAGCGGGAGAGATTACTCAAGAGGAATATGATCGCACCAAAACATTAAAGGAGATGGGTGAACTGCTTAGTGATCACCCTGGGTTGTATCAAAAAATCAAAGATAAGCTTACAGAAATCGCAACTCCGCTAGGCAAGTTTAAGGCTGGATTGCAGGAGTTAATCCAAGAATCTGGTAACTTGGCAGAAAACCTTGCCGTGGCGGGCGTTAATGCAATCAGTCAACTTGGAGAGGAGTTGGCAAACTTTGTGGCAACCGGCAAGGCAGACTTTAGATCTTTGACGGTTTCTATCCTGCAAGACATGGCACGCATTGCAGCACAAAGTGCGTTTACAAATGCATTAAGTGGCGTCATGAACATTTTTGGGGGCGGTGGCGGTTCAACTCCAGCCCCAACTCCACTGCCGGGATCAATGCCAACACTGGCTGCTAATGGCATGGCGTTTGCACAGAACAAGATTGTTCCTTACGCGATGGGTGGCGTTGTCAAAAAACCGACGTTGTTCCAGTTTGCAAATGGTGGATCAGGAAGGCTTGGGCTTATGGGTGAAGCTGGCCCAGAGGCGATACTTCCACTTAGAAGAGGCTCTGATGGCAAGTTAGGAGTAGAGGCACATAGTGGCGGCGTTGGCAACATTGTGGTCAATGTTGACGCAAAAGGTTCACAGGCTGAGGGAGATGAGCCAAGAGCTAATATGTTAGGCAAGCTGCTTGGAGCTGCTGTACAGTCTGAATTAATCAAACAGAAGCGTCCTGGAGGCTTGCTGGCATCATGAGCATAGAAACATTCCCAAGCATCAATCCTGACTACGGCGCTTCAAAACAAGCGCAACCAAGGGTGGTAGTAAGTCAATTTGCAGGTTACAGCCAACGTGTACAAATAGGTATCAACAACGATCCGAAGGAATGGTCTCTAAATTGGACGAATATAAATGAAACACAAGCAAATCAAATTGAAGATTTTTTAGAGGCAAGGGCTGGAGTTCAAGCTTTTAACTGGTCGCCACCTGATGACACAGAAACATATAAGTGGACATGCGCAACATGGACAAAGACAATGCCGTATTCTAATTTATTCAATATATCAGCTACTTTCGTCGAGCAGTTTGAGCCATGAGTTACGCATTCTGGGAAACAGGAAAGCTCTATGAGGTTGGCAATATTGTTAACAGCAACCCTCTGGCAGGGAATGGCGCTTATGCATTTAGGTGTGCAGTCCAAGGGAGGTCAGGCGACACTCAACCATCCTTTCCTTTGATTTATGGATCAACAATTAATGACAATGGGATTACGTGGGAGACTATTAGCCCTGTCTATGAAGAGTTATACAAATTAGAGCCGGATGCCATTATAGAGCTTTTCCATATTAGGTTCACAAACTTTACTGCTACCTCGACTGAAGTGGTTCAAAACGGAGAGAACGCGCACGTCAACGGAAGAACCACTGACACATGGACCGAGGAAAATCTTTACTTTCACCCAGGCACTAACAATATTAACATCAATATTGTTTTTGGGGGCATTTCATATGCCGCTGCGCCTGTTGAGGTAGATGGCTTTGAGAAAAGAGTCAAGGGAACTCTGCCACGACCAACCATGAGAGTGGCAAACGTTAACAATACGATTACGTCGCTCATGCGAAGAAGTACAAATCCAATAAACCCCTTAATGGGTAAAGTTACAAGGATCAGGACTTGCAAGAAGTTTATCGATGCTGTTAATTTTTTTGATCAGCAGTATATTTTTCAAGACGGAAATGCGATGGCTTTGAATCAAAGTTCGGACAGTAGCGATACTATTGTTTTCGCAGCGCATGGAACAGGAGACGGCACGGCTAGATTCCCAGACGAAACTTGGTATATTGATCGCATCTCTAGTGAAAATCAGCAGGAGGTCGAATTTGAGTTATCTTCCAAACTTGAACTTACGAACCTTTTATTGCCTCGCCGTACAGTAGTGGAGCACTGCCCATGGAAGTACAGAGGAGTTGAATGTGGATATTCAGGGGATCCAGTTGCAAAGTCCGATGACAGTACAACAGGGGTGACTTCTGCAAACGATCGCTGCGGTAAACGCATAAAATCATGCAAATTACGTTTCCCTGGTGACACCAGATTACCTTTTGGAGGCTTCCCCGGTGCAAGGATTCATGAGTGATGCAGAGGCTCACGCTTTTCGCGCTGCACCTGCAGAAGCGTGTGGGCTAGTAGTTAATGGAAGATACTTCGCCTGCAATAACGTTGCATCAAACTCAAAAGAAGATTTTGTGATTTGTCCTTACGACTACCTTTCGGCTGCCATGTCAGGCAAAATAGAGGCAGTTGTTCATTCTCATCCAAAAGGTGGGGGGCCCAGTGGAATGGACAAGAAAGCCTGCCAAGCGACAAAGCTGCCATGGTTCGTGTTTGACATTCTGAATGAAAAATGGTCAACTATCAATCCTTGATTGGCTTGCCGTGGGAGTACGGCGTAAATGACTGCTTTTCATTGGTTCGCAGTTATTACCAACTTGCGGGAATAGTGCTGCCTGATTTCAAGAGGCCTGAAGATCTTGACAATTCTCCTAGCATATTTTTAGAGCAGGCTGGAGGCTTAGGGTTTTACGAAACTTGCATGGATGACGCTAGAGCAGGCGATGTACTAATCATGCGTTTAGGTACGCCATATCCTATGCATGCAGCCATATATGTGGGTGATCAAAGAATCCTTCACCAGCGAAGGGATTCATTGAGTTGTGTGGCGGCGCTGACGCGCTACTATTATAAAAGCATTGCAGCTGTGTACCGATATGCAGCAAACCGTTAGGCTGCTTGACTCTCTCGGGGAGCGCTACGGCGAAGAGCACACTTATCATAATTTACGTACCCCCGCAGATGCGATTAGATTACTTTGCATTAATAGACCAGGATTTCAAAAAGAGCTATTAGAATCGTATAAAAATGGTGTCTATTATCGTGTGATTCAGTCTGGACAGGACATGACCGCAAAGGAAATGTTCTTGCCTCTTGGCAGGAATGATTTGTATATCGTGCCTGTCATTGGTGGTAGCAATGAGAAATACGTGAAGATAGGTATTGGCATCGCTTTAATTGCAGTTGCCGTTGTCACTGCACCCGCAGGAGGCGGTTTTTTAGGAATAAAAGGGGCCGCTACTTTTGCCGGCGCTGCAGCTGTTTCAACTACTGCAGGTGCGCTTGGTACAAGCATGTTATTGAGTGGTGTTGCTGATCTTATTTCTCCGCAGCTTGATCCATTCGCTGGAGGTCGTTTGTCTGGCTCTGGAGAGACATCGCGTGGAGTAGGTCCGCAGAATGTTACAAGGGCCATGAATGGATCTCAGTCTTATGCATACACTGGAGGGGGTCAGAACAGTGTTGGCATTGGCGCCACAGTTCCAGTGGCGTTTGGAAAAGTATTAGTGGGCAGTCATTTGCTATCAATTCAAGCTGATGTTACAGATGAAAGTTCAGCGTTGCGCGAGTCAATTACGGCTCCAGGTGTTCAAACCGTTACGGTAAATGGAAAAAAGCTGGAGGACAGGTTTGAGCTAGCAGGGGGAATCAGAAGTCGCATTTGGCAGCACGATCAATTGGACAAGAGTGGCGTCAGTAGTAATGCCGACGGAACAAAAGTCAAGCAGCTTAGATTGATAGAGCTTAGAGACAGCAATGGCAATAAACAGCTTAATTCAATAACGCTAACTGACACAGATTACGTGCGAAGCTCCGATGAACGTAAAAATTTTATGATATTCTTTGAGACTGTCAATGGTTTGTACGACAGGGTGGGCGACACTGATGGCTCTACAAAAGTGCCAGGGTTTATAACGTATAAAGTCGTTTTAAACGCCGAAGACTATAAAGATGAGCCTATAATGACTCAATTTCAAGCAACAATACAGGGCATTTTGAACAAAGGCACTAAGTACCGATGGTGTCACGCTGTAAGCATGCCTAGAATCCCTAAAGACGACGCAGCAAGCACCGACGTTCGGGTTAAAGTCATGATAATCGATCACGACACGCATAAGCGCCCAGGGACGCAAGCTGATCAGATGAAAATGTTTGTTAGGTTTACTGGTTATAATTGGTTTAATGATAAAGATGAAAACTCAACTGAATCCCTAATCGAATCATGACTCTAAGAAGTACTACTTCAATCAAGCTCCTCGACCTGTTATGCGAGGGTGAGATTTTGGGCCTTGCCACCGAACAGGGCACTGATTCAAAAAAACAGTGCATTTTCTTAAATAACACCCCAGTGCAAGAGAAAGATTCTGCAGGAAATGTTGTTGAAAATTTCAATAAAGAAGATGTACGAGTTGAGATCGCAGAAGGCACGGCAAATCAAGAGATTCCAGGAGGCATGGATTATGTAAGTACTTTTGTTGATGTAAGCACTGAGGTGGGTAAAAATTATGAGGAAACAACTGACGCTGACGCAAAAGTCACATCTAGAGAGTATGGGGGCGGATCTGTTTCTAAAACGATTACAGACATAGCTGTAACTCACTTCTCATGTCTTCTTACCATTCCTAGGCTATTTTCAACAGCTGTTGACGGGCTTGCAAAGAATCAACTATTTAACGCTACTATTTGTTACGAGATAACAGCTAACGGGCCAAAGGGTAAAATTGACTCTTATGAAGGACGAAATCAAGTCACCGGCATTGCCACGTCAAGCTACCAAATAGCAACAAATCGTGTTGAAATTGCAGATAGGTGTGGTCACCCCTGCACGATAACAGTGAAAAAGTTAGACTACATTTACATAAAGAACGAAACTACTAGCACTGGGAATGCTAAGTCTTTTAAATTTGAAAACAGCACTTACGAGCCAGCCGTCTTTCCTGCTGATAAAGGCACTTCCATAAAATCCATAAGCAGTGAGGCTAGCGGGGGAAGACTTAGAGGACAAGAAGCAATCTTTGAGGCTAATTTATACAGCATTGAGGATGAAACAGTTGGAAATATTTTTGAGCAGGAAAAGATTTCACTGCAAAACGGCAGGGGAAACCAGTTAGTATGGACTTCTTTGGTTCAACATACTCCGATACAAGTTGGATACGATTATTCGGCCTTAGCTTTTTTGGAGATAAGCACTAAATCTTTCCCATCTCTTCCTAGTAGGTCTTATCTGATCAAAGGCATAAAGGTGCAAATACCAAGCAATATGAGCGTCAGAAGTGATGGTAGCTTGCAAGTCACTCAAGGTGTTGATTTTGATGGCACAGGAGGTGAAACTGTATGGACTACGTGTCCAGTATGCATATTCCGGCACTTGCTCTTGAATAAAAGATTCGGGGCAGGCGATTTCATAAATGCTGAAAATGTGAGCTGGATCGATCTTTATCCATTAATTAGATACTCAAATGAGCAGTTGCTTACAGATCCGCTAAGCGCTACTTACAGCATTAACTTCAATAGCACAAGCGGGCAGTCGCATCCCAACAGAATAAATATCACAATTGGATCAGGTCATGGCTATGTAGCTAATGACATCATTAATGTATTCTTCATGGATGGGGATTTATTGTCGACGCCTGGCGAGGTTGTTACCTATACAATCAAAGCAACAAATACCACACAGGTGGCTGTGCAGGTAACAAGCGATCAGCAAACAAACAGTTCCGGCGGAACTTGCTTAGTATCAAGAACAGTTGAGCCACGATTTGCTTGCAATACATTAGTGTCTAGCCAAGCAGAGGCTTACAATGTATTGCAAGATTTTGCAAGCATATTTCGTGGCATGCTTTACTATCAAACAAATGGAATTTTCGCTGCTGCAGACCACGGAGAGCTTTACAAAGCCGGTGGACTGCCAAGCTCAATTCAGCCGGTGCATGTATATAACAATGCCAATGTGATTGATGGTCGGTTTGAGTACGAGGGGACGTCTATAAAAACTAGGAGCACGACCGTCAAGGTGAGATACAACAACTCAGCAAACTTGTATAGACCTGATTTTGTTTGCATAGAGAACACAGAGCTTAGAGAAAAATATGGACATCAAGTACGTGAAATTGTTGGATTTGGCTGCACTTCTAAAACTCAAGCGGCTCGTCTTGGGCGATGGGTTTTAGCTACTGAGGAGCTAGACAATGATGTTGTTAATTTTTCAATAGGCTTAGATGGCGCTGTGGTATTGCCAGGACAAGTCTTTGCTGTTGCAGATGAAATGCGTGCTGGCACAAGGATTGCAGGTAGAGTCAGTTCAGCAACAACGACTCAAGTAACATTAGACGCAAATGTGACAGTACCCTCAACAACGGCTACCGCCATTGAATCAGGAAAAGTCTATATTATACTTGCAGTAAATGATACCAATTTCCAGTCTTTTGGCGCTTCTTCTAATTCAGTTGGAGTTCGTTTTACAGCATCTGCGAATGGAGATTCAAACAGTGGTTCAGGCACGGTAATAGGTCCAGACCCACAATTGACCTGCATTTTGAACGAGGGGACCGCAGAAGTAAGCAACATTACTGTTGTTGAAGTTGTAAACAGTAAGACTAGGCTCACTGTATCGCCAGCTTTTAGCCAAGCACCACCAGCTCAAGGAGTGTATTCAATCGCAACAGGCCTTGTAAATGAGCAAAAATTTAAATGCATTGCAGTGTCTGACAACGGTGACAGCACATACGCAATTGTTGGGGTACAACACAATGACAGTATTTACGCGGTTGCTGATGTTGCAGGCAATGAATTGTTTGAGCAGCCAGTAAGCACTTATACCTCTGAACCATCGTCGCCAACAAGTCTAAACGTGACATTCAGACCAGTACAATCAGTTGGCAACTTGCAATTCCAAGCGCTTGTTTCTTGGAGCCGTGGGGCAACAGGAGTAACAATTGGCTACAATGTTACGGTCGCAACCGGCACATCCACAAGAACGTTTACAGGGGTTAAAAGTGAGTATCTGCAGCTAGGGGAGGATTTATTCATACCACAAAATTCACTGCTTATCGTAACTGTTGAGGCAGTAGGATTGAATTCAATTAGCAAAACTGTGACAAAATCTGTAATATCTCCAAACGCAGGTGTCCTTCAGTCTGCAAAATTTATTCCTTCTGAAGATGTCGCTATTACGCCGCCGGACATTAAGAATCCATCCGTGCGAATGGTGTCGGAGACACTCGGAGTGGTTAGCTTTGACAGTATTACAAACGAAAGATTGGATCAATTGCAAGTTGTTATACGGTTTAGTGAAAGCGTGACATCTTGGGGCAAAACAACTTTTGTTAATGAGTTTGCTGCTACGGCAAAAAATATGACGATTCCATACAGGAAAGGCGTTTATTATTTTAAATTGCGTGATATTCGCACGAATACTCAAAGTGCAAATGCAACAACAACAACAGCCACTGATACGTCTGACGTTGAAAAGCTTTTGGTGCAAGCAATGCCATACAACCCTGTAGTAAGCGCCGGAAGCTTTGTTGTTGGCAAGCAATACGTTATTACTGAAACTGGCAACACATTTGCGGCAATTGGCGCATTATTTAATGCTGTTGGCGAGCGTTTCACGGCAACAGGTACTGGCACTGCAGGGCAAACTGGCAAGGCCAGAGAGCTTTATGATTTACACACTATCGAGGAAAATTTACCGCAAAAAGTGACTTCTAGTGGCAGCGCTATGATTCCAGGTTCAAAATTTTCGGGCGTAAAAAGCGAAAGCGTTGTAGTTAAAAGTGATAAGTTAACCCTCGAGAAAAGCGGCTTAAACTCCAGAACTCAAACCTTAGCTACTTACACACAGTCAGGCAACAACATAGTAATAACACCGAACTTGGGAATTGAAGTTGGAGACTGTGTAAATTTATTGTTCAGGGGAGATGCAAGGATCGACACATTCTCCAATCCATACTTTGTAACAGCAGTCTCTTCTACGACTTTCACTGTAGAGTCGTCTACCTCTAGAGCGCTAAGCACGGCGCAGGAAGTGCTTGTTTCCCCAGTTGATACAGAAGGCACTTACTTCTTTTATAATAGCGTTGACATGAACGGTATATACGAAGTGTTATTGACATCTGTCATAACAAATGACACTAATGATTCGACTAAGGGAGTGACCGATGCTCAACTGTACTTCAGAAGTTCAAACTCGGCACTAAGTTCAAATAATATAGCGAAGGAAGGCTCGTCCACTGATCTTGTGACTCTTGAAGATGGTGGTCATATATTATCCGAGCCAAATGCGAGTGATTTTACAGAATGGCAGCCGTTTACTTCTGTTTTTGCAACTGGCAGAACATTTCAATTCAAACTTGAATTGAAGACTGAGTCTATAGCGATTGTGCCACAAATCAGCAAGCTTGCAGTCGATGTAAAACTATTGCAGCGGATAGAAACGGCTGAAAGAACTACGGACGCCACGATATCAGCCAATAACTTTAGAAAATATATAAATTCTTTCTACGAAATACCAACGCTTTCTGCTGAACTTAAGCAGGCATCAGGCGATGGGGACACTGATCGCTTGATTGTTTTCCCTTATGCTCCACTCATTAATTCAGTCGTACAACGTCCTGGCGAGGCTTACTACATAAGGGCAGTGAATTCCTCAAACGTCAATGTTGAACGAATCTACCGCTATACTGCAACAGGATTCGGCAAGAAATTCCCTGCCAACTAAGTTAAAAAGCCATGTCTAACAGCACAATTTCAAGTCTGACAGAGCTTACAGCACCAGTGACAGATGACCTCTTTCTGGTTGTTGATGGCAGTGAAAACAAAAAAATTAAATACGGAACTGTCTTGAGCAAGGCCCCTGACGGGACTGGAGCCGCACCATCGATCGCATTTACAAATTCAACTGGCACTGGCTTGTTTAGGGCGGCGAGCAATGAACTAGGGTTTTCCGCTGCTAATTCTGAGGTTGGTAAGGTCACATCAACTGGATTTCAGCTTGGTACAGGGACGGCGACTGCACAACTTCATCTTTTCAGCACTGATGTTACAAACGATCAATTAGTTATTGAGAATTCACACAATAACAGCGCAGAAGGCCCAGATGTTGTTTTGTTTAGAAACAGTGCAAGTGCAGACGGCAAGCTGCTTGGAGGCCTTGTTTATAAAGGTGATAATAGTGGTGGAGAACCAAAGGATTATGGTGTAATTCGTGCATCTATTATTGATGAGACAGCAACAGAAGAGGATGGAAAGCTTGAATTTCAAGCGATGTCTGCTGGCACGGTTACCACTAGGATGGTGCTGTCTAGCTCAAATGTAGGGATCGGTGATCTTGCAGCAACGGTAGCACCAGATAATCTTTTACACGTTACCAGCCAGACAGCAGGTACGGCTGTAGAAATTGAATGTACTGCTGTTTCCGCTGCATCTGGAGCAGATTTGCTGTTTAGAAACACTAGGAATAGTGGGGCAGGAGTTACCGGGGATGACATTAGTACAATTACATTTCAATCAACGAATGCAGCATCTGAAGACATCAGCTATGCAAGCATTTTGGCTGAGGTTGCAGACGCTAGTGACAGTCAGGAGGCTGGCAGCCTTACATTCAAGGTAAAAAGTCCTGGCACCACTGTTGACGCGCTAAAGCTTGATTCAACACATGCGACGTTTGGCAAGCCTGTCGTGCTAGCGCAAGGGACAGCACCTACAGCGGTAACAGCTGCTGGAACGGCAGGTGAACTGCGTTGGGACACCAGCTATCTTTACATTTGTCTTTCGACTGGTACTGACAGCACAAGCCGTTGGCGACGTATCGCACACTCTGCGTTCTAGGCGTTAGGTTGCAAAGCTTGTAGACTTGCCATATTGAGGGTTTTACAATGGCAAACGTCAAAGTCACCGCACTCACGTCTTTAACGGCAGCAGATTCGGCGGCTACTGACGTTCTGCCGATTGTTGACGTTAGTGCTGACGCGACGAAAAAGCTTGCCATCTCGGATCTGCATCGATCCGTACCAGACGGGACATTAAGCGCACCAGGGATAGCGTTCCAATCAGACCTGAACAGTGGGCTGTATCGCTCTGGAACGGATGCGATTGCGCTGGTGACGAATGGAGCGGCACGAATTCTAGTTGATGCGACTGGTAATGTAACGATTCCGAATGATCTGACAGTACAAGGAGCGACAACTTTTATTACGGGTCAAACCGTATTGATTGAAGATAAAAACATTGAGTTGGGTGTTGTTAGCACTCCTACGGATGTAACTGCTGATGGCGGTGGCATTACGCTGAAAGGTGCAACTGATAAGACGATTAAATGGATTGATAGCACCAATGCGTGGACATTTAATAATATGATCAGTGTGCAGACGTCTGTTAGCAGCACGGCGTATGCAGAGATTAGGACCAATGCTGATGCCTTGGGGCTGAATGCAAATTTAACAGCAGGGTCTTCAGCAAGTGACAGCGTAGCCCTAAACTTTAAGACCTCAAATAGTGGTAGTGAAACCACGAAAATGAGAATTGACCCTGACGGGAAGGTGGGTGTTGGGACGGAGGAGCCAGGAGAAATTCTGCATGTAAATGGAACAGCTTCTGCAATTAAAATTGATAGCAACGGTGATGCAGCCCTGAGATTCGCTACAAGTGGTACAAATAAATTTAGTATTTACCACACATCAGGCGGGACATTAAACTTCTTTGACAATACAAATAGTCAAAACAGGTTGTCAATTACCAGCACCGGAAATGCGGAGTTTAGCGGCAATGTTGGTGTAAGCACTTCTTCTTTTCCTGCAAACGGAAAAAACTTAAAAATCAGTGATGGCACTATTTCTCGGCTGGTTTTAGAAAAAACAGGGACGGGTGCGAGAGTTTTTGAAGTTGGTGTAGGTAATAGCTTTTTAAATGTATATGACGCCACAGCCGATGAAGAGAGGATCAAAATCGACAGCTCGGGCAATGTTGGCATTAATACGTCACCCTCATCAAAGCTGCATGTAAAAGGCTCTGCGGATTGCTATTTGACTTTGGAGGCAGGATCTACTGATGGCAATGATGCTATTTTATTTAAAAATAGCGCTGGGGTGCAGAAAGGTGCAATCTTGTATGACACAGATGACAATTATTTGGTCTTCAACGTAAACGGCGGCGAGCGGCTAAAAATCACCAGCACCGGAAATGCGGAGTTTAATGGGCAAGTAAAGGCTGATAGTACAAGTGGCGCTTTCCAAGCAAGTCGGAGTGATGGTGCAGCAAACCATGTTTTCCGTGGTGGAACGTCTACCAGTAATTACACCTCAGTTATTACCGCAAACGGTCAATTAACTCTTAGTGGAGCAAGTGGAGCATTCCAAGCAACTAGGTCTGATGGAGCAGCAAATCATGTTTTTCGCGCTGGTACGTCTACGAGCAACTACACGACAGTAATTACAGCTGCTGGAACTGCCACGTTTGGCCCAACTTCAGGATCATATGTTCAGCTAGCGCAAAACAGTGGTGTCACTATTAACGACGGCATAATTGATTTATACGCAGCATCAGACAACGTTAGTTCTAAACTTTTTAAAGTACAATCTGATGTAGGTGGAACAAAAGTAGAAAAGGCTTTTATTACAGCCGCTGGAGCTGCCGAGTTTGACAACACTGTCCGTTCAAATGAAGGCTATACAGTTTATCCGCCTTCAGATTCTAATTACTCCTTTGCTACAAGAAATGCTGCCAATAATACGTGGTCAGCGTTTATTACAGCTGCTGGATCAGCTACGTTTGCTAGTGGCAATATCGTGAATACCAGCAGCGGTGTTATTCAAGTCTTAAGAGGAGCTGATAATCCAATTTTTGAAGGTTATCTAGGTGCAGGAATATTGCCAGCAAACAAAAAAGTTACTATTAATTCAAGTGGCTCAGCCTCGTTTGCTGGCGACTTAACTGAAATCACTGCAGATGGTGGAATTATTTCAGGAATTATTGAACTTCAGGGTGACCGTAATAGTTCTACTTCTGCAATCAGCGTTCGTCCTACTACAGCAGGAAGTAGTCCTACGGTAACTATCGGCACCGACGGCTCAGCCTCGTTTGCTGGTGGTTTGACTAATATTACCTCCACGTATGGACTATTGGTAGCCAATGGCACAAATAGTTATGCGGGACTTTATAACACTGATAGCACTCTTAAAATGGGTAATCTTGAAAGTGGCATTTACAGGATTACGTTAGATTCTACTGATGGATCAGCTCAATTCTTGGGCACAGTTAGATCAAGAAACTCTAGTTCTAGTAGTGCGGTTGTATTTGCTGCAAACTTCAATGGCTCTGACAAAGCTTATATTCTTGCTAACGGTTCCATGAAGATGGGTGGTGACCTATCTGGTAATGGAAATATCCTTCTTGATGCTGGTAATGGTCAAGGTCGCTTTGCTGGTCAAATATACGGTCAATCGCTCATTCAGTCTACTTCAAATAGTGGATTTGTATCCATCTCTATTGACGGAGGTGCTCAAAATGCATTCAGAGCGCTAGACAATGCCGGTAACACTAACGTCTTTATTGCCGCCGATGGCTCAGCCAGGTTTGTTGGTGACGCTAAGGCTGGTGAGCCTGGTGTAAGGATTGAGGACAGTGGTCTTCTTTCCGTATGCAGAAACAGTGCTACTGCCGCTGTTTTCGCTGGTTACCCCACAGGTAGTACCACAGCGACCAGCGTAATCGGCGCCGATGGAACTGTCACGTTTGCTGGAAATAGCAATCTTCAGGGTAATGTCAATGTTGGCACGAATACATCTGCCGCATATTTACAATTTCCTGCACTTACTGGGTGGGGTCCACGTATTGCCCAAGGCGATGCAAGCATCAATGACTTCGCAGTTTTTACTGACAACACAGAGCATTTAACTGTTAAAAGCTCAGGCAACGTATTAGTTGGTACGACCAGTTCGCAGACGATTGGCAATAGTCAGGCACAATTGGAGGTATCAACAGATTCCTCGTCTGGCTACGCACTTTCACTAAGCCGATCAGTCGCTGATATTTACGGTCCTCAAATTAACTTCAGATCCACCAGAGGAACAGCGGCCTCTCCAGTTATCGTTAACGATGATGATCAACTTGGCTCAATTGCTTTTTACGGTTACGACGGAACTGATTCCAATCATCAACACGCATCAATTGCTGCATTTGTTGATGGAACTCCAGGATCAAACGATTGCCCAGGCCGCATAGTGTTTTCCACTACTGCGGATGGTGAGCCAAGTCCGACTCCGCGTATGAGTATCGACAGCTCGGGCACTGTTGGCATCGGGATCGATAATGCTAGCGCTGGTGATGGAAAATTAAGTGTTTTGGCAACTGGCGCCGGAGCAGGCACAAGCAACACGCGACTGTTCATGACCGGATATGAAGCGACATCCGGAAATGCAGCTGGCTTGTGGTTTGGCGCAAGAACTGATCAAAATACAGGAGTCATTGGTTCAAGAACTGCTAGTGGAAGTATTGCTTTTGAAACCTACTCTGGTGGTTGGGGAGAGCGGATGCGCATTTTAAATGATGGACACGTTTTATTTGGCGGCACATCAACGGCTGACAACGATCACGCAAATTTTGATGCGAATGGGTCGCTGACAATTCGTAGGACGAATGCAACTGATGTTGCTGTAGCCATTGTAGAAGATGGGACAGTTTCAAGTCGTATTTATGCTGATGGAGCTATTGTCAATTACAACGTCGGTGCTTTTGCTTTTACAGCATTTGATAATGAATCCGGGACTTCTGGAGCATACGCAGCGCTTGGTTCCCTAAATCTTAGTGGTGACAAACAAGCACAGATAACTGCTGGATCTTCTGCAAGTGATGATGTCTCGCTTGTATTCCGCACGTCTAACGGTGGAACGGAAACTGAGCGGATAAAAATCTCAGGCGTTGGACAAATTGACACCTTTACTAGCAGTGGCTTTATAGGAATAAGAAACGGTGCTACGTCTACAAGTAATGCTGCTATTGCTTACTTAAAAGGCGCTACTGACAACACTAATGGCACTGTTTGTTTTGTTGTTAGACAGGACGGAGATGTTGAAAACACCAACAACTCTTATGGCAGTCTTTCAGACGTTAAATTAAAGGAAAACATCGTTGATGCCAGTTCTCAGTGGTCAGATATTAAGTCTTTGCAAGTTCGCAATTATAATTTCAAGGAAAGCACGGGTTTCGACACACACACTCAAATTGGTGTAATTGCTCAAGAAGTTGAAACCGTATCACCTGGTCTTGTTTCTGAGTCGCCTGACACTGACGGAGAGGGTAACGACCTTGGCACCAAAACCAAATCGGTTAACTACTCCGTGCTTTACATGAAAGCTGTCAAAGCACTTCAAGAAGCAATGGAACGTATCGAAAGTCTAGAAACCCGTATTGCCGCATTAGAGTCCTAGCGGCTAAACTCACCCCGAAAGCATTTAACTCATGTCTGATCCCGTCACCACGTTCACTTGGTCGATCAACACTCTGGAACGACACACAAGTTCAGGAATTATTTTCAGCGTTCATTACAACATCAGCGCAACAGACGGCACCTATTCTGAAGGCGCTTACGGTTCCGTTGGTCTTGAAGCTCCGCCAGAAGAGGGCTACACCGTTGTCGCTTACGACGATTTGACCGAAGAACTTTGCCTGCAGTGGACGAAGCAGGCTCTTGGCGGTGACGAAAAGGTCACTGAAATTCAGAATGCGCTCCAAGCACGCATCGATGAGAAGCGAGCACCAACCAAAGCGCATGGCAAGCCTTGGGAATGAATCCACTGATGCCAAAGCTGCCCAAAGCAGAAGACGTACACGTCATGCGAAGTCGTGTGGCGTGGCTAAATTTTCTTTATGATCTAGATGGCCGCAAGTCCACTGACCACCCAGAACACGGCGTGTTTACTGGACTTCACCAGAAATATGCCGGTGTTTTGCTAGGGGCAGAGGTCTAATGGCTAAGTCACTCAGCGGCGGGCTTTGTTGTTAGCAAACCCAAACGAACCACTCAAGGATCTGGCAAGAATTCACGCCCCAAAAAAGGCAAAAAGCCTTACCGTGGCCAAGGCAAGTAGACTTTCCTCCCATGATCAAAGCACTCGCTCTAGCTGTTTCTGGTGTTCTCGTTGGTTCAGCTGCCTTGGCTGGCCCCTATGTGAACGTCGAGAATAACGCTGGATACCAAGGTGACGATGGGTTCCTCGGCAGCACCACAGACATTCACGTTGGATTTGAAGGTTCAAGCGACGTTTACGGCTATTACGTCCAAGCTGGTCCTGCTGTTGTAGCTCCTGACGGTGAAGAAGCCGAAATGGAAATCAGCGGCAAGATCGGCGGTAGCGTTCAAGTCACTGACTTTGGCCTTTATGGAGAGGTGTCGTTCATCACAGATGACATCGACCCTATCTTCGGAACCAAGATTGGCGTCAAGTACGCTTTCTGAGCTAGTCTGAATTTGCAGAGCTGACCCCCTGACCTCACACAGGGGGTTTTTTATTATGCAAAAACTGGTCAATGCCATGGCTGTGACAGCGTTCCTGATGTCTGGAGCGTTGACGGCCATCGCTGTTGTTGCCTACACAAAGATTCCGCAACTGACGACACGGTTCATGGATCAAGTGCAGACTGAGATCCAAAGCAAAATTAGTGAAGCCATTGCTGGAGCGTTGCCCCCTGCTGTACAGGATGCGATGCCAGAGTTGCCGGTTGAAACTGGTCCTGCAATCCCATCGATTACGTTGCCTGGTGGCTGATCCAATTAACTCACCGTCCCATTACACCAAAGGTCGCATCGAAGCGATCGAGGTGATTGAGGATGTCGTGGCAGGTGCTCCTGAGCCTGTGGTTGGTTATCTGGTTGGGCAATGCTTGAAGTATTTGCTGCGTGCTTGGCACAAGGATCAAGCTGGCCAGGATCTGTTGAAGGCACAATGGTATTTGAACCGTGCCATCGCCAAGCTGAACTCTTAGTGGTCAGGTGACCATTTTGGTGGTTGCTGTTGGGTCGTCAGCGTCATGAGCTTCTGGCCCAAAGCCTTCTTTTGCGAGTTTGGCCTTGTCTAGTGTTGGAGCGGGAGCAGCTGGCTGCTTTTCAAAGCTATCGATCCAATCACGAATGGCTTCACCTGTTGGAATGCTTTTGGGGCAGCGAATAAATTTGAGCAGTTCTTTTTTGTTGGTAAACGGTCGAGCAGTTTTGCCATTGAAAGCGATATACACTACAGGCGGACCTTCACGGTTTCGGATACGTTCCACGATCAACTGCCCTGATTGAAACCGTTCTGTCTTCATGCCTCAGATTAGACCTATCAAGGATATTAGTTTGACAGAGATTCCAGAGCCTAGGCCAATACCGAATCCAGTTTTACCAAAGGTGCCGCCGATTACGACATGGATGGACATACCAACAGCAGATCTGCCGGTCTATGATGCTTTGGACTTGACACCTGGGATTGCACCGCCGGTAAGTCCAAAACCGACGATGCAACCCGCAGAGGAGGCAAAACCGGAGGGTGTGTCAAGCCCTCCGATTCCGTCCCTGAACGAAGAAGCGCCTCAAACCTCTTCGCCATCAATGGTAGAGCAGGAGTTACCGTGTCCACCAGCTGACGCAATTCCTTTAG